AAATGTACAATGAAACAGGTACAGTTCCTGCTGTTCGTGTCTTTGCAAAAGAGTTTGGTATGGATAGGAAGGCAAGTAAATTATACGAAGTCTTTAAATCAGGTCCTATGAAAATAATTGCAAAATACGGTGGTCTTCCAAAACCAACAGGATGTGTATGATGGCAGATGCTACAGTTCACACACCAAAGACATTTTCTTTGGAAATAGAAAAGATTGCTTTTCACAAAAGAGTTACTCACTTGGAAGCAATATCTATATATTGTGAACAGATGGGTATTGAACCTGTAACAACTGCAAAACTTCTAACTAAAAATTTAAAAGAGAAAATAGAGGTAAATGCCATAGACTTAAACTATTTACCTAAGTCTGCAAAATTACCTATGTAATGCAACCAATAGATGCGTATTTGATGTACTGTGCTATGAAGGCTCACTTTGATAAAAGTGATTATGACTTTGTGAAGTACAATGGTAAATCTAAGGTATCAAGGGATTCATTTTACAAAAGAAATGACAGAATTTTTTTTGTAAAACTAACGCATAAGTATAAAAATAAAGAAGATGTTCAAAATTATTTACTTGCTAATTTTTTAGTACATCCTAAAGGATGGGTTGGCAAGTTTGATGAACAAAACTTTATAGGGTGGAAAAAGAAAATACAAAGTTTAACTTATACATTTAAATCTGAACTTGAACCTATACTAAATAAGGATTTGGTTGCTGTATCTAAAAACAGACATCCTAAATTATTAAAAGACTATCTTGGTAAAAGAGTGTCACTAGAAAGTTTGGTAATACTTGACAGTATATTAAATTTTCACAAAGCATGGAATGCTGAACTTATTGACGATTATGTTTGGAAAGATGTTTATAAACTTATGAATGATTATAAATCTTTTCTTAAATTTGATAGTAATAGTTTTAAACTAATACTAAGGGGGTTGTTGGTATGAAAAAAATTAGACAACTAGATATGGAGTTAGCAGGTGGATGTAACTATGCTTGTCAAATGTGCCCACAAGGATTTGAAGCTGGTAGAGAGAAAGAATTTAAGAAAGTATTGAAGTGGGATAACTTTGTAAAGATAGTAGACAATGCCATAGAACATGGTGTTGAATCTGTAAGTATACATGGTGGTGGTGAACCTACACTAAACAAAGACTTTATTAAGTGTATAAAATACATCAAAGATAAAAATTTAAAATGTGTAAGTTTTAGTAATGGATACACACTCAACGATAAACTTATTAAAGAAATTGCAAATAGTGGACTTGATGTGTTTCGTGTATCTTGTATAGGATACAATAGTGAAACCTATCATAAATGGATGCCATCAAAATCAAAGAAAGACACATCAGATAGATATCTAACAGTTAGAGAAAATGTTCGTAAACTTGTAGAAGCTTGTGAAGGAACAAATACAGAGATACATGCCAACCATCTAATCATAGATATGAAACAAAAAGATTATGAAGTTGAACAGTACCAAAAGAATTGGGTAGACATTACTGGAACAAAATCAGAAATATGGATGATGCACAATTGGTCTGGTGAATATACACAAGTGTATTCAAGAAGAAAAGAAGAGAGGAGAACCTGTGGTAGACCAATGGCGCCAATGTTACAAGTCAGGGCAGGTGGTTTAGAAAAACAACAAGGTGGTGTAGTTGCCTGTTGTATGGTGTTAGGTAATGACAAACAAGCAACGCTTGGACATTTAGATACACAAACCATACAGGAAGTATTAGAGGGTGAGAAGTATCAAGAGTTAGTCAAGGCACACGAAGAAGAAAGATTTGATGACATACCATACTGTAAAGATTGCGACCAACTATGGAATGTACCAGAGAGTCTTGTATGGACAAATATAAAGAATAGAAAGTACAATCAGTCTAAGACAGTAGAGGATTTGGAAATTGCTAAAGTATCATGAAGAACCTTGGCCCCATTATACAGGGTCTTTACCAGATGACTTTTATGAATATGTAAAAGACAATTGGAATACCAATGATGAAGATAAAAAGTGGAACAAGATTAAGAATAGGTCAAACACAATTGTTGAAGATGATAAAATTAAAACGACACTCAATGAATCTGCTTTAGAGGTATTACTTAAAAGTGAATCTGTGTTTAAAAAGTTCTATCCTAGACTAGATATTAAGGAAGTAAATTGTTCTTACTCACATACCTTCTCTGAGAATCCACCAACAGATACAGGATTCCCAATGAGAAAGTTACATATAGATAATGGCAACAAAATGGTTACAGGGTTATGGTATTTTAAAAATGAGAATGAAGAAGATGATGGTGGACATTTAAGATTAAAAAATCCTATAACAAATGATGAGAAACAATTTTATTATAATGAAAATAAAATCATACTTTTTCCTAACACACCTTTAAGTTGGCATTATATTACAGATAGGAAACCATCTAAGTATCCCAGAAGATTTGTATGTATTATGGTTGAAGCAAAAATTAAATTGCACGACTATCAAACAATTAATGGTAAAGATACTTTAACATATGAGGCGATAACGAATAATTATGACTAAAGCGATAATTTATGGAAATGGTGAATCAAGACTAGGTTTTGATATCAATAAAAAATACAGAGATATAACCACATGGGGATGTAATAAAATACATCATGAAGGTAAAGTTGACAATCTTGTTGCCGTAGATTATATTGCACAACAAGAAGTATACAATAGTGGTTATGCAAAAGACAATACGTGTTGGTTTTTAGATTGGAATGAATTACCTAAAAACTTCATTGATAAACCTGAATTTGGTAGTAGACATTTAGAACTGTTAAAGTTAGGTTTTAACGAAGATGAGATTTTTGAAACAGAGAAGTCAGGTAAAAAAAGATGTGTGGTACAAGGTAAAAACCCTAGAACAGCAAAACAAAAGTTTACTAACTCTTATGAAGCTAAAATGACTCAAGACGAAGTACAACAAATAAGACATAAGTGTATGAGAAATACAGGTCTCTACATCACATGGTTAAACAATAATGATAAAGTAAACAACATAGAATCATTTAAAGGTAACGGTGCTGGAAGTACATCAATGTATCTTGCCGCTGAACAAGGTGTTGATGAAATATTTTTATTAGGATTTGATTTATCAACAATAGACAAACCTTTAAGTAACATATATCTAATTGAAGAATACAAACAAGGATTTGATTCTACCACTTGGCAGAACCAAATGAGAATAGTCATGAGAAAATTTAAGAATGTGAAATTTACTTGGGTATCGCCAGTATCACATGTTGATAACTTTGAAGGAATTAATAATTTAAAATTTGTAACAAGTGAACAATTTAAGGAGTACTTATCATGCCACCATTATCAGGGGCATTAATTTACGGCAACGGCGAATCTCGTAAAGTTTGGGATACAACCAAAGAATATACAAACTGTTCAACGTGGGGATGTAATGCAGCTTACAGAGACTGTAAAGTTGATAATCTAGTTGCTATAGACTATGGAATACAACAAGAGATATATGAATCTGGTTATGCATCTAATAATTTTTGTTGGTTTGCAGATTGGAATAGACTAGAAGGATTTGACCCAGAGTTTATAAAAATGAATTACCCACGAGAACTTATTTTTGAAACTAAAAAGAATAATAATGAACTCTGTGTTGTACAAGGTAAGGAAGCTGCAGTAGCAGAAAAAAACTATCAAGAAATGATGAACAAATTTCCACATTTAGATAGAGAAGATGTGAAAAGAAAATGTTATAACAATGTAGGTTTATACATTACATGGTTAGAGGGAAATGATAGAGTTAAAAACATACAATATCCTAAAGAATGGTGTGCTGGGTCAACTGCTATACATTTGGCATGTCAGGCAGGAGAAAAGCATGTTTATATGTTGGGATTTGATTTAAGTAGTTATGATGAACCTTTGAATAACATCTATAAAGGAACAGATAACTATTTACCACCAGAATCAAAAGGATTTAATGTTGATAGTTGGTTAAGACAACTGATTCTGACATTTAAAGAGTTTCCAGACACCCAATTCTATTGGGTAGATGATAATAATGAGAATAACAAGTTACTAGTAAAAAATGTTAAAGGAATTACCTATAAACACTTGACAAAGTATGTATGGGGCTAGTATAATGACCAGAATAACTAATATAAATAGTTATGTAGTAAAGATATACAAATTAACATACGATAACATACGGAAAGGAGAAAATAAGATGTCTTTAGATAGTCTAAAAAGTAGTGGTTCGCTGAATAAGTTGCTTGATGCAGCTAAAGGTGAAACCAAACCCCAAGAGAAAAAATCATACGTGGATGAAAGATTGTGGAAACCTGAACTAGATAAGTCTGGTAATGGTTATGCAGTACTTCGTTTCTTACCAGCAGTTCAAGGTGAGGACTTGCCATGGGCAAAAGTTTGGAATCATGCATTTCAAGGCCCAACAGGTCAATGGTATATTGAGAACTCTCTCACAACTCTTAATCAGAAAGACCCTGTTTCAGAACATAACACTCAATTATGGAATACAGGTTTAGAATCTGACAAAGAAATTGCCCGAAAACAGAAAAGAAAATTACAATATTTCTCAAACATCTATGTAGTAAGTGATGCGAAACACCCAGAGAACGAAGGTAAAGTATTCTTGTTCCGTTATGGGAAGAAAATCTTTGATAAGATTACAGCAGCAATGTCGCCTGAGTTTGAAGATGAAAAAGCAATCAACCCATTTGATTTTTGGGAAGGTGCTAATTTCAAATTAAAAATCAGAAAAGTAGATGGTTATTGGAACTATGATAAATCAGAGTTTGAAGATACATCAGTTTTCTTTGATGATGACGCTGAAATAGATAAAGTCTGGAAAGCACAACACTCTCTTGCAGAGTATAGTGCTCCAACAAACTTTAAGTCTTATGATGAGTTAAAAACTAGGTTAGATGCAGTTCTTTCTGGAACTGTAAAAGTTGGTAATGTCGCTGATACAATGGATGATGCACCTATCGCATCACCTAAAATTGATGCACCAAAACCTGCAACTACAAGAGTGGAAACACCTGTGGTTGAAGAAGATGACACATTAGCATACTTTGAAAAACTAGCTGAGTAGTACATTGAGTGCCTCTATTCCCTATAGAGGCACTTTTTCTATATCTTCCATACAATCCTTATAAATAACGCATGGCACAAAGTAAATATATCCAAAGTGTATTAAAGGCAGCAGGTGGTAGACCCAAATCAACCCAATGGTTTCGTGATAAAATCAAGGAATTTGGTACGCCAACATCTTCTAATTTGATTCGTGATGGAAAAAGAACATCAGCACCTACCTTTGGTCTACTAAATATGTTTGTATATGACCCTAAAGGAAAGAAAGAGTTACCTTATTACGATACTTTTCCTTTAGTGTTACCAATTGAACAATATAGTAATGGATTTTTAGGAATTAATTTACATTATTTGTCTATGCCCATAAGATTAAGACTATTAGATAGATTGGTAGATTACAGTAATAATAATAAATTTGATGAATCTACTAAATTAGAGGTAGATTATAGTCGATTAAAAAAGATAGATTTAATTAAACCTTGTCTAAAAAGATATCTGGCAGGACATGTTAAGTCTAAGTTTAGAAAGGTAGAAGCAGACGAATTTATGATTGCAACACTATTGCCTGTACAAAGATTTAAAAAACAATCTGACAGTCATGTATTTGCAAAATCAAGGGGAATGATATAATGGACTTTGGAAGTTTCATAGAAGCAGGTACTTCAGCAGTTTTAAATGAACTGTTGGCGTCAACTCATGATAATAATGGAATGGCACTTCCTTCAAGATACGAAGTGTTGTTTTTACCACCATCAGGAACTAGAGGAACAGGTGGTATAGGTGCATCTACTAATTTGTTTTCACAAGTATTAAGGGGTCAAGTTGGTGGACAAGTTACCAAAGATGTATCTTATCAATGTAACTCTATTACATTTCCACCTAGAACTATTGATACTGTTGCTGATGAAAATATTTATGGCCCAGCAAGAAAGATTGCACAAGGATATACTTATGGTGATATTACTGGCAAGTTTTATTGTCATAACGACATGAGAGAAAAGAAGTTTTTTGAAACTTGGCAAAGACTTTCATATAATCCACAAACATTTGCTATGGGTTACTATGATGATTATGTAGGAACAATACAGATAT